TTTTAATTTGCCTGGTGATTAAGCCGAGCAATTATTCGGGCGCACCTTTTAAGGGCGACGATTCCTGTGTATTTCTCAAGGAAGCCATCACAAAATTTGAGGGTCTTTTTGTGGAAGCCCAAAAGTTCATGGATGTGGAGTTCAAGTATGCAACGGGGCCGATACCTGAGTTTTGTAGTATGTTATATCTTAAGGATACGTTGTTGTTCTACGATTACGTGAAGTTAGCGCAGAAGATCCTTTCAAGACAGTACAAGGGTGTCACAGAGCAGGCGCGTATGGAACTCTTTGCAGAGTATCAAACAGCTGTTAAGGACAAGTTGAAACCGTATGCTTCCGATCCGGGAGCAGTGATTTCCACTTTGTGTTATAAATATGGTATGCATTCAGATCGCGTGAGCGTGCTGATGGAGCAATTGATTGCCTTCTCGAAGATGAGTTGGCATGAGTTGAAACAAGATTTGGAGGAGAAGCAAAGCCCGCTGTTTCAGTGAGGGGCTTGGCTCTGGATTTGTATTGTGTAGGATGGCATGATGCCATACCCATTTGCGTCGGGTCTATGCCCTTCGCAGGTTTTGACAAAAACAACACAACCAACAAATCATTCTATTCAATTGCATGAGCGTACCAGCAATAGTCATTAACAATGATGCAGCAAAGCCGCGTCAACGTCAACAACAAAAAGCGAAAAATCGAAGAAATAAGCAAACAACAAGGGGAAACAACCGTGGAGTCGCGCCGTCTGCTATGCGCACGCGCGCACAAAAGGCGCGAACTGGCAGACAGAGAGCCAAAGCGAGTTCAAAAGCTTCAGCGCTCGGGGAGGGAGTCATGGGGGCTATCATTAAGTCCTTTGCACTTCCAGGTGGAAGGCCGTTCCGTTGGAATGACCCTTACGTTGCCCGAGAAACCGCGGTTGCAACGCCTAAAAGGACATTCAATACAGAGTTCGGGGACGGAGCTTCGGGTCCGATTCCAGCGTCAGACTGGGTGGCTTTCGTTTCAAGAGATCCCACGCGAGCCTCAGTTGTGTATCGCGGAAACCCGCTCGGGTTGTTCCAGTACTATGAAGCCTTTTTCAGTCAGCCCGTTGACTCGCAGACACCGCAAAAAGCAGTGACTGACCTGATAGTCAAGGGCAACGTGGACGATCCGGATCAGGATGCCACCTGGATTTATCCTAACATAGCTTTTATGTCGGACAATTCAGATGGGCAACCTACTCCTTGGACGCCGCACGGGACAGTTTACTATCCGTTTGGTATCGCAAGTGAGCCGAAAAGGTGGGTGTGGATCGATGCGTCGGCGGCAAAACCAGCTACTGTGGTTTTGGCACAGCCGGTCTCGATCGACACTTCACAGTTCACGTTTGCGGCGGATCTGTGGGAGGCGAGAGGTATCAATGAAACAATTCTTGCGGCTACATCAACGGCTGGGGGCCTTGGTGCAGCGATGAATATTCCACTGACTGTGACCAAGCCGGGTTATTATGCTTTCAAGCTGCGTGCGACTGGACTTCAGTCAGACGCGACTTGTCAGATTTATGAGACCTCGGCTGCGCCTTCTATGGCGCATCTGTCACTTCCGGATTTTGAGAAGAACGCTGCTGCAGCACCGTCGATCAAGACGATTGCAGCCTCCATCTACATTGAGAACACGGTTAGTGCACTCAATGCAGAGGGTAAGGTTACAGCGTTTCAATTTCCGAAGGGTACGGATTGGACTACATTTGCGTATGGAGGATACGCAAACTTTGCCAAAGTTGCGAAAAATTGGAAAGGTCAAGCCAAGAATGGCTTTTTCGGCTGGTTGAAACCAGGTACGGAAGCAGATTTGTCGTCGTTTCAGACTCCTTTGGATTTCCAAGGGGACTTCACGACTACGAATTCTTGCATTGCACCGATCGAGGGGCAATCTTCGTATATTGGCGTCTACCTGCAGATTGAGTCTGCGGCAGGCCGTAGTTTTGAGGTGACGACCTACTACGGGGTGGAGTACGAATCGCAGGACACCTGGCGGGATATTCAATCCGCGAGTGTCAGCATCGACGTGTACAGGGCAGCCCTGAGCAAGTTGAAGGATATGGATCAGTTCTTTGAGAATCCAACCCACATAATGGATATTGTGAGGGGTATAAAGAACGCTGTGAAGAGCGTCGCCAACACTGCATTGAGTGTTGGTCCTACTGTGATGAAAATCGCAGAGCTTTTGAAATGAAAATTTCTGTAGTTTTATACAGTTTGTTTCATAATTTGTTTGTAAGTTTTAACGGTAATTTCGTTTGGAACTCGTGAAGAGGT